CCTATTATAATTGGCGTTGATCCTGCGTGGACTGGTGGAGATATGACGGCAATTGTTCTACGGCAAGGGCTAAGATGTTCTATCATAGCAAAGATACCACGTAATGATAATGATTTTGTCATAGCGCAGGTGATAGCACAGGCAGAAGATAAGAACAAAGCCGATGCTGTTTTTATCGATTTAGGCTGGGGACAAGGAATATACAGTGCAGGTAAGACAATGGGTAGAAATTGGCAACTTATAGGGTTTGGAGAGCGTAGCCCTGAACGATCATACTTGAACATGCGTGCCTATATATGGTGCAAAATGCGTGAGTGGTTGAAAGAAGGTGGAGCTTATCCAGATGATCAACAAATGTACGATGATTTAACAGGACCCGAACTAAAACCTAGACCCGATAATGTGATACAATTAGAGAGTAAGGAAGATATGAAGAAACGTGGTGTTGCATCACCAAACTTAGCAGATGCAATTGCCATAACGTTTGCTAGAAACGTAGTTAAGAAGGACAGCAACATCAATCATATGGGAAAAGACGGCATGTATTACGCAAATGGTGGTAATATGTATAAAGGACAAAGCAATTTGAGGAGGTGATAACATGTGTTTCAACGTAAAATCTTCGGGATCATCAGCGGTAACAAGCGCAGCACCAACCACAGTTAACACGGGTGCAGACGAATCAATAACGTCAGCACAGCAAGCGAGTGCTAAGAAACAGAAGAACGCTCAAGGGTATGCATCAACTATTCTGAGTGGAACGTCTGGCGGTCTTAACTCAGCTAGTGTCAGTAAAAAGAATCTATTAGGGCAATAGGAGGAACAAAGATGGCAACTAAACACCCTGGATTTGCAGCAGTCAGCAATAAGATTGCTCAATCGTACATCAAAAAAGGTATGAGTAAGGAAAAGGCTAAGCAAGTAGGCGCAGGGGCGGCGGCAAACGCTGCTAGAAATGCAAGCAAGTCAGCAAAGAAATCGAACCCTAATCTTAAACATGTAAAGGGGAAATAAATCATGTCGTACTGTAAGAGAAGAGAAACAATAGATGCTATCCAATGGACTGGACTAAACTTTCAGGAAGTATACAAATGGTTATACGGTCAGGACCCGTTGATGGTTGTTCACGTTAACGGCAAATACTCTGAACAAGATACTTATTTAAGAATCAGAACAAACGGCTCCAAATATATTCTTTTAACTTGCGGTGACTATTTATATAAGGGCAAAGAAGGATTGCAGACAATGAGTGGATCAGACTTCAACGAACAATATGAATTTGTGGGGAACGAAGCAGGTTTAAGACCATGAAAACGGCAGCATTGCTATCGTTTATAAGTTTTTCACTTGCGATACTCGTTGTGTGGTTATCAGATAAATACTGTAGTAAAGAGAGGTGATAACTTGAAATGGCAAGGACAGAACGCAATACCAGTCGAACGAAGCGAACTAAATAAGCTACACAAACAGTTGTTCGACATCCAAACTAGTGGTCATTGGCAGAGAACATGGAAGGACATACGCGACTTCATCAATCCGAATCTAGGATTTTTCGAAGAGGACATGCCAAACTATGGTGATAGAAAAGATAACCAAATGCTCACAAGCAAACCACTCCTTGCTAATAACATACAAGGGGCAGGGATGCAAGACGGTATTACATCACCTTGGAGACCGTGGTTTCGGCTTACTATACAAAACGTAGGACTGTCAGAGAACCAAGACGTTAAAGTGTGGTGTGATTATGTAACTCAGATCATGACAGACATTATTTCACGGTCAAACTTCTATGACAACAGCGAAGAATATTACAAAGAACTTGGTGCAATGGGTACCGCTGCCATGATGACAGAAGAAGATCCAGACACAGGCGTTTACTTTAGAACGTTTACCGCTGGAGAGTACGCAATAGGAACAGATCACAGGAACCAGATCAATAGATTCGCTAGACTATTGCGTATGCCTGTAGCCGAGATAGTTTCAAAGTTTGGAATAGATAATGTTCCCGAAACCGTAAAGATGATGTTTGACAACAAGAACATTGAGAAGTATATGAATGTGAAACACATCATCTTGCCGAATCCAAATTATAAGTCTAAAAGTTTAATCAAATGGGCAATGAAGTATATATCATTTTACTGGATCGATGAATGTAAGGATGAATATCTTAGTATTGATGGATACCATGAATTTCCTGTAGTATGCTCAAGATGGGCGGTGCGTGGTGCTGACATATACGGTCGCTCACCGGGATGGTACGCGCTGGCTGATGCAAAAGAATTGCAGTCGTTAGCACTAGATGCATCGGAAATTAGAGCAAAGACAGCGAATCCAGCAATGATGATGCCTGCTGATGTTAAAAGTGCAGGGCCTATCAACACTTTACCCGGCGGTATTACCTTCTATAATCGCGATATAACCAATGGTAGCAGTGGAGTCACACCGTTATCACCAACAGGAAACCCTCTACAAGCAATCATTCAGCAACAAACCGAACTTGTAAGCGATATTAACCAGCATTTCTTCGTAGACTTATTCCGTATGCTAGAAGGAATTGACACAGGTAATATCACAGCAAGAGAGATCATAGAACGTGTTCAGGAAAAAATGAGCCAACTTGGTCCCGTGCTTACACGGCTACAACATGAGTTCCTCCAACCTGTAATAGATAGGATATTTGGTATTTGCCTAAGAAACAATATCTTTCCACAAGCACCGGACGTATTACAAGGGCAGGAACTAAAGATTGAATACGTATCAGTACTGGCACAGGCTCAGAAAATGAGCGGTCTTACAGCAATTGACCAGCTAACACAGTATGTAGGGCAGTTATCTCAGATGGACCCGAGTGTGTCAGATAAGTTTGATAAAGACACAGCAGTTGACAAGTATGCTGAAATGCTTGGAACTCCTCCTAGTTTGATTCTATCGACCGATCAAGTTCAACAGATAAGACAACAACGGCAACAGCAAGAACAGCAGCAGCAAGCAATACAGGCGGCATCGGAAGGATCAAAAGCAGCACAGACGTTATCACAAACTCCACTAGGACAAAACAGTGCGCTTGATGCTCTTATCCCGGGTGCAGGTGGATACGTTGGGGCAGGAGGTAGCCAATGATAGCAAACTACAATGAAGAAAACGAGAAGTTACAGAAAGAATTGACTAAGCAAAACGTTAATGACTTGAACCATCTTCTGTCAACTACTGAGGGTAGACGGTTTATCATGTGGCTATTCAAGTTATGTGGTCAAGAATCAACGTCATTTACAGGGAATAGTCAGACATACTTTAACGAAGGAATGCGAAATGTTGCACTTGTAGTAAAATTTGAAGCATTAAAGCCCGGAGTTAATGGCATGAATCTATTGCAAAAGGCAGAACAAGAGTATTTTGTCTTAGCAAATGACATAAAAGAAAACATCAAGAAAGGTGTGGGCAAGAACAATGATGGAATTAAACGATGAAAGGAATGAAACTATGATCCACAACGAATCATCCGCTCACGATAACACAGCAAGCGGATTTGACTTACAACTATTCGCAGAATTAGCAGTAGATGGAACTGTAGTTCCGGGCGTAACACCAGCAGCAGAATCAGACTCAGCAGCCGCAATACCGACTGATGCAGTACCAGCACCAACAGATAAACCAGCAGCGGCACCAAAGTCATTACTAGGTGAAAATACTGCTGACGATAAAGCTGCAGACGTAGCCACCCCTGATGCATACGAAGATTTTAAACTACCCGAAGGTTTCGACTGGGATGATAAAGTAGGTGGTAGTTTTAAAGAAATGGCAAAAGAAATGGGACTGTCTCAGGATAATGCTCAAAAGTTAGTTGACTTAGGTGCCCAGATGATGGGTGGTCAAAGTACCGCGTTGCAAGATGCTTCGACAGCACAGGCCGAAGAATGGTATAATGAATCAACCAGTAAATTTAAAGATGCTGATATTCAAGTAGCAAACAAAGCTCTTGAAACTTTTGGAACACCGGAACTTACCACAATGCTTAAAGCCACAGGTTTGTCAAACAATCCAGAAGTTATTGGTATGTTTAATCGTATTGGTGCCGCTACCAGCGAAGGCAAAATGATTGATTCTAATACGGCAGCCGCACAATCACGGTTGTATGCTAATTCTCCAAGTATGTACAACAAATAAACAGAAATGAAAGGTGGAAATAAAATATGGCAACAGTAGGAACAGCAGTAACCCTTACGGATATTAGATCAAGACTTGATCCTAATGGTTTACCTGCAAGAATCGTAGAAGTATTGGCAAAGGAAAACCAGATTGTCAATGATATGTTGTGGATGGAAGGCAATTTACCGACTGGTAATGTAACCACACAGCGCACATCTATTCCAGTCCCAAGTGTTAGACGTTTAAATAGAGGGGTAGTTCCTTCTAAATCAACAACAGCCCAAGTAACGGATACATGCACAATCTTTGAAGATTTCAACGACATTGATGAACATGTATTGTCAATTGCTCCTAATATGGAAGCAGAACGTATGAGTCAAGATGCGGCATTTACAGAAGGTTTCCGCGAAAAGATTGCACAAATGGCATTCTATGGTGATACTGACAATGATGCTGGTGAATTTAACGGACTACAAAAACGTTTTGCTAAAATTTCTACAACGAAAGGCAAACCTGGATACCAAATTGTAAGTGCTTTGGGTTCAGGCAACGTTAACTCCTCTGCATGGTTTGTAGAATGGGGCGACCAAGCGGTGTGTGGCATCTATCCACGTGGGGAAACAGGTGCTATGACCACTAACGATAAAGGAAAAACTGATAAAACTGATGCAGCTGGTAGAATTATGTATGTTTATCGCACACAGTTCTATTGGAAACCGGGCTTAGCAGTAAAAAACTTCCGTAAAGTTTCTCGTCTTGCTAACATCGATGTAACAAATATTAAAACATACGGTCAATCAACAGGCGATGTTTCAACTAACCTTTTGCAGAATTTTATCATTGCCAAAAACAGAATTTATCAGCCTGGAAACGTTGTCTGCTATGTAAGCAACACTGTATATGATTGGGCTGAAATTATGTTGCAGGATAAAAAGAATGTTTACATTACGCGGCAGGAACTTATGGGGAAACCTCCTCAATTGTATTTCTCCGGTATTCCGCTTCGCAGATGTGATGCATTGCTTGAAACGGAATCTACAATTTCGTAATATAATAAAAAGAAAGAAGGAATAAAAATGATTTTTGACCAAGAAACAATGTATTCAGACGTTCAGGCATTAACTAATTCAGCAGGAACATATGATTCAACTAATACCATCGATTCTGGCGCAGACGGTGACACTTATACGAACCCTATGTTTCTAT